GCTATAACCTCACTAAACGAAACTGGAATACTCAAATGAACAATAAAACAGCAATTATAATAATCCTATTAGCTTTTACTTTAGGAGGTTTTATTGGAGCAACTTGCACCAATAGCGACCAAGCCAGCGTTATACACAAAACTCGCAGCGGATCATTCATCATTCAAAAAAATTTAAAAGGTGAGGAACAAATATATCAGGTGTTGGAATTGCCTGGTAATGTTCCGAGCTTTGTAACTCCAAGAGATTAAACAAAATGGGAGCATATTATAATGAATTTGATCCTAAAGCTGCAACATGGCTTAGACAATTAATTAAAAATGGCGTAATAGCGGATGGAGAAGTTGATGAACGAAGTATTATTGAAGTACAAGCAAACGACATTAGAGGATTTACCCAACACCACTTCTTTGCAGGGATTGGAGGCTGGAGTTACGCACTCAGACTTGCAGGATGGAGTGATACTCGACCTGTTTGCACGGCCAGTCTACCCTGCCAACCCTTCAGCGTTGCAGGAGCGCAAAAAGGAGTTGATGACGAACGACATCTGCTACCGCACTTTATCGAACTCGTTAAGCAATGCAATTTCCAAACAATTTTTGGAGAACAAGTACCGGGCGCAATTAAACACGGCTGGCTCGATGATTTATGTACTGAAATGGAGCGAGAAAAGTACCGAGTTGGGCAGATTGTACTCACAGCAGCAGGCGAGGGTGCGCCCATATCAGACAAAGATTGTACTGGGTGGCCAACTCCAATGGCAAACAATGCCAGCAAAGATTGCAACCGATGGAGAGACGACAGGCAGAATGGATTGGGAGCGACAGCATCAATAGCATCATGGCCAACGACATCAACAAGGGATTGGAAGGGGGGATATCAAGGAGGAAGGATACGGAACGGGAAGTTGTCAGTGGACACGCTGGATGTAGCGGCACAACTGACGGGATGGAGAACGCCATCAGCAACAGACAGTGCAAGAGGCCCGAAATCGGAGGAGGGGTATTTGGATTGCATCAAGACGGGGAAACATGCAATCAATCTGAACGACGAAGCGAAGTTTGCAGGATGGCCAACTCCGAGAGCGCAAGAACCGGGGAAAACGAGCGAGGGGTACGGAAAGTGCTTGACGGATATAGCAGGTTGGGCGACACCAAACTGCATGGGCACGATGCCTCAGAGATCGGACGAAGCATTAGCCAAAGCGAAACAGAAGGCAGGATGTTGCAATCTGAAAGATCAGATACCGAATGGTCAGACCCAGACTGGCTATATTGCAGAGACGAAAAGTATAGGCCAATTAAATCCAGCATTGAGCCGTTGGCTAATGGGCTTCCCAGAGGAGTGGGATATAGCAGCGATCCAAGCGAGCCGATTGATGCCAACGACACGCAAGAAGCGAGAGTCATGCGATTAAAAGGTTATGGTAATGCAATAGTTCCACAAGTGGCGGCATCATTTATTAAGGCTTTTATGCAATGTTAGAACGTGACATTGAAAAATACTTTAAATGGATAGTTGAAGTGAACGGAGGAAAGACGTATAAATTCACTTCACCTGCACATAGAGGTGTATCAGATCGGATTGCTTGCATGTCAAATGGCACATGTTGGTTTGTAGAATTAAAAACAAAAGGGGGTAGATTATCAGAATTACAAAAACTATTTGCACAAGAAATGATAAGGCTTAACCAAAACTACGCATGTCTTTGGACAATAGAACAGATTGATAATTGGGCAATAGAATGTTTGGGATTACATATTTAATTAGATTGATTATATGTTTAGTAATTTTAACGGTCATGCTACCGCTGGCCATCATTAATTTAGGGGTAATGAAATGGAAAGAGAAATAGATCAAGACATAGACTGGTTGTATGCACAAACTGTAAAAGGAGGACTTAAACGTCCAACTGAGAAGCAGGAAGATGAATTTGATTATCTAGTAAGCCGATATAGACGTTTGTTAGGGCTAACTGTATCTTCAGCCAGAACACGAGCTTTCAAGGAAGTTATGATGTAATTAATTTTTCCACCGGTAAACTTATGGAGTTATCCAATGCCCGACAAAAAGATGGTTGGGGGTAAGCACTACTTATTACCGATCCAGCCCGTTACTTACATCCATGCTAACAATATACCGTTTATGGAAGGTAACATTATAAAGTACATTACGCGCCATCGAAGCAAGAATGGCGCAGAAGATATAAAGAAAATCATACACTACTGTGAACTAATCTTGGAGCTTGAATACAATGAATCAACGAGATAAACAACGAAAAAGATGCCTTGAGTATTACCATAAGAATAAAAAAACCATACATGAACGCGTTATGCTAAAACGCAAAATGGATCGTTTAAAAGCTAATGTTGTTGTAATCCCTCCAGTACCTCAAAAAAGCATTACTAAGAAAGAAATAATGGCTTTAATCGGTATTAAAGCATTGATGCTTGATAAGATCGTGAAAGACCCTCGCTATTGTATGCCTAAGCATGTTGCGACTCATATTGACGGTTCAATTCTATTCAACCGAGCTGAAATTATGGATTGGCTTCCATATATTAGAGAAGTTTGCGCTTTCATGTATAAACGTCCTCCGATCAAATTAACTGGCATGGCAGCTTCAATAGTTGAGTTCATGCACCGCAGTAAAGACATGGAGTTGTATTGTGATGAATTAAGACGTAAACAGTTAGATGGAAGAATTAACAATGGTTAGGGATGTAGACTACGCCCTCATATTGCAAGTGCTTTATAGCAGAGGCTACACCTTAGCTAGTATATCAAAAGTTACAGGCACAGCGGTAAGCTCATTATCTAATGTAAAACAAGAAACTAAACCTGTACCAACTGGTTGGCATGATGGCTGGGAAGGAATGGCATTGCAAGACTATTACCGTAAAGCATTAGGTGAAGCACCACCCCATGTTGGGGATTACATTGAACTTGGAGAATATTGTGAAGATGAAGTATCCATTGCCGAATGAAAACGCACGTTGCTTAGGAAGTAACTGCAATAAGAAAGACAACTGCGCCAGATATTTAAGTATAGAAATTGATACAAAAGATTATTTTTGGCATGGCGATTTTAAAAAAGAATTAAAACAACATGAATGTGATTTTTTTATAGATTTTAGGGGGAATTACTATGAGCATTGAGAGAGAGTTACTAAATGAAGTTTTAGAATATTTTGATCCGTTAGGTCTTAACACTGAGCATTGTGGAGATTTACCAGAAAGAATTAAGAAACTCCTAGCCCAACCTGAACAACAACCTGAGGCATGGATAATAGTTAATAGAGATACTGGCTATAGGATACAAGTGAGTCTTTTTCCAGATTTGTATAATAAAGATATGTTTGAAGTAATACCTTTATACACAACACCGCCTAAACAAGAACCTTTGAATGCCACTACTATAAATTATTACCTTGAGGCTGGATTTGAGGCTGGCGTTAAATGGGCTGAAAAAGTACACGGTATTGGAGGTGGGGAATGAATAACATACGAGCGCAGTTATGAAACCAAAAATTAAACGAGTAGGACGATTTTGGGTATGTGGAGGGCCTTACGAAATTGCAGGATATGGACGCACGCCTTGTGAAGCTTATTTAAATTGGAGAAACCAATGGTTTTAAGACCTTATCAGGATGAAGCTGCTGATTTCTTGTACAGCCGTGATCGAGCAATGATTCTTGCGCCAGTTGGTGCTGGCAAGACGGCCATCACGCTAACAGCTATGCAAGCGATGATACAGGACGGGCATGTTAAACGATTCTTAGTGCTTGCGCCTAAACGTGTGTGTACTGATGTTTGGAGGCAGGAAGGGCTTAAATGGGCTTCTAACATATTCATTGAAATAGCGATAGGAACTGCTAAGAACAGAATAGCAGCGTTTAATTGCGCTGCTAATGTAATCGTTACCAATTACGATAATCTGTTATGGCTTTGCCGTGAACGTCCAGACTTGCTTCAAGGCTTTGACGGCATCGTTTTTGACGAGCTGACACGTTTGAAGAACCCGTCTGGGTCACGTTTTAAAGCCTTGTTCAAAGTGATAGACCTGTTCAAGATACGCTGGGGCTTGACCGGATCGTTTACTAGCAATGGTTTAGAAGATGTGTTTGGACAATGTAAAGTAGTAGACCAATCATTGCTAGGTAGAAGCAAAAACGCTTTCCTACAACAGTATTTTGTTCTGATGAATCGTGATTATGGTGAATGGGCTGCACGTCCTGATTCCTTACCTAAGATTATGAAAACTATCAAACCTGCTACTTATTTATTAGATGCAGGTGATTACGCTGATCTGATGCCACCTTTGCACATGGTAGAGATTAAATGCCAGATGGATATGGAACACTATAATACTATGAAGAAGGATTTAGTTGTAG